GAGCTAACTAAGGATGATGAGAATGGCGAGATTAAAAAGACTCGCTGGCTTAAGGTTGATTCTAGGGGTAAACAAGGTTGCGAACAGGTAACTGCTATTGGTTTCGGTGCGACTTTGATTGCTCGTGAAGTGTTTGAAAAGCTGAAAACTCCGTGGTTTAGTGCTGAATGGTCACCACGTGGAATTATTGGCGAGGATATTTATTTCTGTTTGAAGGCTTTAGATGAGGGGATTCCGACTTTTGTGGATCACGACTTATCTAAGTACATTGGACATATAGGAACACATGAGTATCGGTGGGAGGATGTCGGAGAGACAGCCATCGAGGATCATAACAACGGGAAATAGTCATGGCATTGACGGATTATAGTTCTCTAAAGTCTACGATAGCGAGTTACTTAGCCCGTAGCGATCTGACTAACCAGATACCAGACTTTATCCGTCTAGGCGAAGAAAGGCTCTCCAGAGACCTTAGAACGCGCAAGATGCTCGTCGTAGCGAGGGCTGATACCACAGCAGCAGATTCGACTCTCGGCCTTCCTACGGACTTCCTAGAGATGCGGGATATCCACTTACGGACAACTCCTGTTCAGGCTCTGACTTACTATTCTCCTAACGCTTTCTACGCTGGAACTCGAACTACGGATTCAGGTAGGCCAAAGGACTACACGATTCTGGCTAACGAGATTCAGTTTGCTCCCATTCCTGACACTGCTTATAGCGTACAGATGTTGTATTACGCTAAGCCGCAGTATCTTAGCGACACGAATATCAATAATGTGTTTCTAGCTAATTATCCTGATGCACTGCTTTATGCGGCATTAGGTGAGGCAGAACCGTATTTGATGAATGATGCAAGGCTCCAGACATGGGCAGCTTTGTATGATCGTGCCATAATGGCAATTAATACGTCTGACCAATCAAGTGAATATGGCGGTCAGCCTATGTCTATGTCTTATACGAGGTGAAATCATGGCAGAAATGTCCAACTATCTTGAGAACGCTCTGATTAACGCTACTTTGCGTAATACGAGCTATACGAGTCCTACAACGACTTATCTGGCGCTGTATACCACAGACCCGACTGATGCTGACACTGGCACTGAGATTACTGGCGGCTCATATGCTCGTCAGGCTATCACGTTTGGTGCTCCGTCTAACGGTGCGTCTACGAACAGTGCTGCGATTGAGTTCCCACAAGCTACGGCTGACTGGGGAACGATTGCTTATGTTGGTATTCGTGATGCTGTGACTAGCGGCAATTTGCTGTATCACACTGCTTTGGATGCGTCTAAAACGATTAACAATGGCGATATTTTCAAGATCACCAGTGGAAATCTGTCGGTCACGTTGGCCTAAGGGGTAAAAAATGACCACAATTACACTTCGTAGCGTAAAAGGTTCTGCCTTAAGTTTTACTGAGGTTGATAACAACTTTACGAACCTTAACACTGACAAACTCGAAGGTGTTACGTCTAGCGTTGACGGTGAATTGACGCTATGGAGTAGCACTACTGGTAAAGTTCTCAAAAGAGCAAGCCTTACAGGTATCGTTAAAGCGACTGCTGGTGTAGCTACAACGGCTACGGCTGGAACTGACTACGCTGCTCCGGGAACTGCTCAGACTTGGACTGCTAACCAGACATTTACTAGCGGCTCATTGCTGCTTAAAGGCTCTGCTAGTGGCACTGGTACTCTGAATGCTCCTGCTGCTGCTAGTTCGTATACATGGACGCTTCCTGCTGGCTCAAACACGCTTGGTTATCAGAATGTTCCTGCTGTTGGCGCTAAAACATCGTCTTATACGCTGCAAACGGCTGATGTAGGTAAGTATGTTGAGGTTGGCTCAGGTGGTTCTATTACGATTCCTGATGCTACGTTCTCTGCTGGCGATATTGTTTCAATCTTTAACAATACGACTGGCGCTGTAACTTGCACTTGCTCTATTACGACTGCTTATATCGCTGGAACTGATACTGATAAGGCAACTGTTTCTCTGGCGACTCGTGGTGTAGCGACTGTTTTGTTTAATAGCGGGACTGTCTGTGTAATCGCTGGCAATGTATCGTAAGGAATCGATATGAGTGGAATTATGGCCTTGCTGCTAGGTCGCATAGCGGCTGCTGGTAGCTACACTGTTATCCAGACGTTTACCGCATCCGGCACATGGACTGCGCCTAGTGGCGTGACGAGTGTTGATTATCTTGTTGTTTCCGGTGGTGCTGGTGGTGGTCATGGAAATGGGCTTGGTGGTGGCGGTGGTGGTGGTGGATTTAGAACCGGAACTGGGTTGGCTGTAACCGCTGGAACAACTTACACAATCACTGTTGGTGCTGGTGGTGCTTTTGGAAATAGTGGGGTTGGTGGTTCTGGTGGTAACTCTTCTATTGCTGGTGCCCCAATTTCAGAAAATCCAGCAGGGGCAGGAACCAACACTTTCAAATCCTATGGTGGTGGTGGTGGAGCCTATGGTGATGGTGGTGTAATGGCTGGCGTTGCCGGGGGAAGTGGTGGTGGCGGTGGAGTTGCTATCCCAAGCACCGCCGGTGTTGGTGCTTCTGGCAATACTCCGTCAACTTCTCCTTCGCAGGGAAATAGTGGTGCCAATGGAAATAACTCCGTTGATAAAGCCGGTGGTGGCGGTGGAGCAGGTGCCTCTGCCACTGATGTAAATGGAGGTGCTGGTACTTCATCCACAATTAGCGGGTCATCGGTTGGTTACAGCGGCGGTGGCGGTGGCGGAGTCGGTTCTGGCGTTGGAGGCACTGCCACTGATGGCGGTGGTCTTGGTGGCGGGACTTCATCGCCAAGCACTGCTGCTGGTGCTGCTGGAACTGCCAATACTGGCGGTGGTGGCGGTGGTGGACGAGCAGCAAATGGTGGAGCAGGCGGCTCCGGCATAGTCATCCTGTCCTACACCGTAGCATCGCAAACCGTCTTTACGTTCAAGTCATCGACTAAGTGGGTTGCTCCGACGGGCGTGACTAGCGTTGATTATTTGGTTGTCGCTGGTGGTGGAGGTGGTGGTGGAACTGGCGCAGGAATTGGTATTGCTGGCGGTGGTGGTGCAGGAGGCTTTAGAACTGGTACTGGATTATCAGTAACCGCTGGAACCGAATATACCGTGACAGTTGGCGCTGGTGGATCATCAACATCAGGATCTATTGGTGGAACAGGTGGTAATTCCACTTTCAGCACTATTACTTCAAATGGTGGCGGCGGCGGTTCTCCGGGTAGAGATTCAAATATTGCTGGAGCAAACGGCGGCTCTGGCGGTGGTGGTGGTGGAGGTAGTGGTGGAACTGGAACAACCGCTGGGACAGGAAACACACCAAGCACTACGCCGGCACAAGGAAGCAATGGCGGTGCTGGCTCTGGAACCGCGCCTCAATATGGCGCTGGTGGTGGAGGTGGTGCAAGTGCCGCTGGTACAGCTGGCTCTGGTTCAACTGGAGGAACTGGAGGTGCTGGAACCGCGAGTTCTATTTCTGGGGCTTCAGTAACATACGCTGGCGGTGGCGGCGGTTCGTCTGTTGCTGGTCCTGTAGCTACAGGCGGCTCTGGCGGCGGTGGAAACGGAAGTTTAAGGAGCAACTCCCCCGCTGCAACCGCTGGTACAGCCAATACAGGCGGTGGTGGCGGTGGCGCAGGAAATGACACTACCGGTGCTGCTGGTGGTGCTGGTGGTTCTGGCATCGTCATTATCAAGATTAACCAATAAGGACATTCATGCAAAGCAAAGTCTATCGATACTTTGGAATTAACACGGCAATGGAGCTTCTTCGTCCCGGTGCTAAATGGGAGATAAGCAACAATATGTTTACCCGTTGGGAAGATCCAAGACCTTGCCCTAGCATGGATGAAGTTAACTATGTAATGGAGAAGATCAAAGAGTTTGAGGATGCAATTCCTACGATCTGGCTTCCTGAGCAATTAGAGGAAATTACGGCACAGGTTAAAGAGATTGAGGACGCAATGGCATGATCCATAATCTTTTCCCTACTGCTATCGGAATGTTTGACCTTAACCGCGAACTTACTGACGAAGAACTTTTATTTGTCAGAGGTCAGGAAACTAGGCCAAATGAAGGAAACACGACTAGCGCAAATAATTTTGTATTGCGTGATTCTATAATGACTTCATTACGCGGCTGGATTGAAGATTGTGTAGCAGAATACTTTAAAGCAACAACAGATCCTAAGCATGACGTTCATTTAAGAATTACTCAGAGTTGGTTTAATTATTCTGAACAAGGTCAATGGCATCACAAACACGCACACCCGAATAGTTTTGTTTCTGGTGTTTTTTATTTGAATACTAATCCAGATGACAGGATTTATTTTTATAAATCTGGATGGCAGCAAATTAAATTCCCCACTGATAACTGGAATGTTTACAATTCTGAATCATGGTGGTTTGAAGCAATTAAAGGTCGTTTGATACTGTTTCCATCGTCGCTTGAGCACAATGTT